AATTTCGATAAGCTTTTAACCATCGCTTTTCATCATAGAGTCTTGAAGTTTCTGATTGTTGAAATCTTTGCCTAATAAATCCAATAAACGGATCTAGGTTATCTGTATCTATAATAGCCATTATTAGCCTGTTTTAAACTTTCCTGTAGGTTCTACTTTTTTCTTTTCTTTAGCCGACTTTTTTAATAACTTTAATTCTTCTTGTGTTAAAGTAGGATTACCACTTAATGTTCGTGCTGTTTCTAAATCAAGTTTAGATCCTGCTTTAGATTTAGAAAGATCAATATCTTTTTGAGATATATCTGTTTTTAATATAGGTTCTTTCTTTTCTTTTTCTAAAAGAACTTTAGATTTATATTTATCAAACTGAGAATACTTACCATGCTCATTGGTAAATTTCTTATCCAATGTTGAGACCATGACTAGTAATCTTTTTGATCAGCTTGTTTAAAAATAGATGCGTCTACTTTTTCTTTTTTACCCACTTTACCTGACTCTGATCCTAGATCTCCCTGTTTAACTTTTTGATTAGGGTTTACTTCTAGTTTCTCGTTAGGTCTTTTAGCAACATCAGCTCCAAGATCACCTTGATTGACCTTGCCTAATATTCCTTTACCTTTTGGGTATCCCATTCCTTCTGGCATAGTTCTCTCCTTATTTGTTTTTATTATCTGTGTGTCCTAAAAATTTCTTATCTTTAGGGTTACGTAAATATTGGTATGTGTGTTTTACTCCGCCCCAAATATTTTTAATTTTTTTCTTATGTTTTCCTGCAACCATACTCGCTGCTTCCTTAACTGCGGATATTGCAGGGTGTTCATATTTTTTTGCTAAGTATTTTCTAGCAAACTCAACAGATGAAGGTTCTAAAAAAGGCTTCATCTTTTTTAGGGTTTCAATTGATTGTTTCTTTCTATATGACTTAGGTTTTTCTTTTGGTAGTATAGTAGCCATTTAGTTATTAATCAAAATATTTTTTATCATTTGGTGATCTTAACTTCTGTAATTTTTTAGTTGCTAGACCTTCATATCTACTTCCAGGCTTATCAGCAAAGTATTCAAAAGCCTGACTAGGATTTTTATATCTAGAAGTAACTCTATCAGAACCAATGCCACCCTTTTTTACTGTTGACATTATAGCTTCCCATTGTGCTACTTTCTTTTTTTGAAGATTACTAAGTTTTTTATATCCACTTCCAGGCTTACCAGCCTCCTTAGGTATATGTTTCTTTTCTTTCTTTTTAATATATTCAACTTTCTTTTTTTTCTTTGCAATATATTTAGATTTATCTTTTTTAGTTCTATAAGCTGAAGTAGGCATAATTAATAATCCCTTTCATCAGCTATTTTAAACAATGATTCTTGAACATGTTCTGATCCTGATTTAGTAACATAAGCCCCTTTTTGATATAAAGAACCTTCTTCAGATTCTAAATAATTTTTGGACTTACCTTGACCAGGTGCATCTTTATCAAAGTTGATATTAGTTGGTTGCTGATTTGGTTGTTTGCCATCAGCAGCTGAACCAAGATCTCCTTGTTTAACTTTTGCTTTTGGGTCAAATTTAGTTTCCATATATTCCTCTATAGTTTTAGTTTCTTAATTGATAGTACATTTTTAGTCGGTATAGTGGTGTACGACCCACCTTGTTTGATTTCCTTATTCTCTTCGAAACTATAATCTGCCATGACTACAGTTATTTTATCATCATTTTTAATAAGCCAGCCGACACTACAACATACTGCTGTTTTAGCTTTTTTAATATCAACAATATCTAGCCAACTCGCATCACTAACCGTATCTTCCCAGTAACAAGCTACTAATTGGTAAGGAAAATTTTTTTTATTAAGTTTTGGTAACTTTAACTTTATCCCCATTAATAGCCAAATATTCTATCTACAGGGGTAAATTGTGGTTTAGGCTGTTTATACATACGACTTGCATAACTAGTATGCATTGGTCGACTCATACAACCATAACGCAATGCGTCATAAGCATGATCTTCTGCATTCGTATTTATGTCTTCAGGATTATGATCATCCAGAGGTAAAAGGGGTAATGTTCGTATTAAATTTCTACACGTTGAAAAGACTCTAAGACCTGGTTCTTTTTTAACTGTCTCGGTTAACTTTAATCGTTTATGTATTTCTAGTTTCCCACTAATTCTACTTCTTGGTGTACGATCAGAAGGTCTCCATTTACAACCTGCCTGAATCATTGTTTCTGCAATACTTGGTCCTATATCTCCACGTTTTGCCCAGGTACTTGCATCTAAAACTCCATAACGAATATACTCATCTTTTTCTAACATTAAGACTTTTCGTGCAAATACATCTGCCGTAATCTTTTTGGTATATAGTTCTCGATATATCCATAGATTATTATCATAATCAATAGCAAACCAAAGAACACAAGCAGGAGAAGCGTAGCCCCAGTCTGCAGCACGAAATTTCTGCCAGCCTTTAGGCACATCAAAGGGATCAACCACATGTACGCTTTTACTAAACTCAGGAAATGATGAATCTTCAAATGCATCCCAGTCTCCTTCTAAAAATTGTTTACGTTGTACTTCAGGTAGAGAGGATAACATTGCATAATAATCTTCCGTTTGCATCAGATAGGGATTATCTTGCAATTTTGCAGGGATAAATCTACGAGTAATGTATTTTATTCCTGTAGGCGTTTTAATTTCTATATTAAAAGCTGTATTCGGTGTAATCGGATCAACGAACATCTCTCGTACCCATTGTGAACCTATATTACCTGGATTGCCTGTCGATCGCATATACACAGGAATACTAGGATCAACTGAACGTAAAGATGATCTTAAAAAATTATATATATCTGGCGAAGGATATTGTGGTAGTTCGTCTATTCCTATCCATGTGTAAGATTGACCTTGGTAACGTAAAGCGTCTGTCATGTTCTCTGCGTACCCGAACTCGATCTTTGCTCCTGATGGGAATCTCCACTCCTTTTCTTGCTCTCTCCATTTAGCTCCTGGGTATGCCTTTGCGTATAATCGTTGAGAATGATTAATTAAATCCCTCAACTCTGGCATAGTTCTTCGAAGAAGAAGTGCTCTATGTGATTGTTTATGGCAATATCGTAACGGATCCACCAACATCGCATACGATTTACCTCCTCCCCGTGCTCCTCCATAAAAAACCTCTCGTTCCGATGAGGCTAAAAACTCAGTCTGTGGACCTGTATTAGGTTTAAAAACAACATTCTGTTTTTCAATATGCTGTTTAACACTAGGAGAAACCGTGTCTAAGACACTTTGTTCAATAACTTGAGTTTCTTTTCCGTCTAAAGCAGTATTAATTGTTTTATATTTCTGCTTTATAAATTTTGCTGATCTTTTTGCTGATACTAAAATCTGTTCTGCTGTTGCAACTTTCTGTCTAGATCGCTGTAGTATTTCCTTGACTGACTTTTGAGCTTTCTGCTTCGGTGTTCGCTTTGGTTTGGGTGGCTGTACCGTTTTTGATTCGTTTTCTAAGTCCGACATGGGATATATATCTGCCTGTTGTTCTGTGTAGCCATTCTGCAACTTCTCTGTAGGAACATGTTTTTAAATATTCTTTCGCTTTTTCTAAAGCTTCTAATTCTGATTCTATTAATTCAAGATAATGAGTATCTTCCGATAACTTAAAGCCAAAGGGAATTGTTCTAGATCGTTTTTTCGTTCTCATCAACGACTTCAGCCTTTTTAATCTTATCTTTTGCAGGTAAGATAAATAAACCATGCATTGCTTTTAGATTTATATCAATCTTTTCCTTTTTAGCAATTCCAATTCGATCTAAAATCTGTTTAGCAGCCTCTAAGCGTATGGAAGCATGGGGTGTTGTACCATCTTCATCCATCATATCTACCATTTTGGTAGCTGCTTTGGCAGAGTACGTTGCTAAATAACCTTCTGCACGTGAGACAATCTCTGATTTTAAATTTCTAACTATCTTAGGATAGGAGTGCTCTGAATAACCTGCCAGCTCCCCAGCCCTTTTTGGGTTTCCTTTCGCTTCCCCGAACAATGCGTCTAGAAACTTTTCCTGTGAAGCGGTCAAGCTTTTTTTTTGAGTCTGAAGTATAGTAGAATCCATGTCTTGCATTTACAATTTCCATTAATTCCGTAAACGGAATCTCTTTTAGTCTTGGGTTACTCACTGAATGTTTGTATTGCTGAAGGAACATCCAGATCTTCTGATATGTTTGTTCCTGTTGTACCAAATAACTGATTATAATCCAAATCTCGTACTGCATTTTCAGCTTCTTTTTCTTCTGGTGTTATACCACCAATAGCTGCAGGAATTACCGTGCCAAGTGCTGCTGCCGTCCCAACACGACCCCAGTGAACTGCGGGTGTAACTATCCTCTCAGTAGCTTTGCCTGCTAAAGCCTCCCCAACATCAGGACGTTTTAAAACTTCTTTAGTTGTTCTTAAAAATTTAGGCATGATCGCTACATACCAAGGTGCATCCTTAACTGTAGTTACTTGCGTTGCAAGTTCCTTCCCTTTAAGTGAAGGTCTAAGTTTACTAGTTTTAGCTGTCTTTCCCCCGATAGCAATCACATCAGGA